CGTCGGGCTGTCCAGTGTGCCGTTGATGCCGATGCCCTCGACATCACTTGACTTCTGCGCAATCTCTGGAATCTCCACCGAAGCCGCAACGCCAATCATCAGGTTCCCGTTGAGATATGCATTGTAGTCATTTACCTTTTCCGGTACATAATTATTCGTAATCGCCATAATTTACCCCGTCCTCCTTTTAACCAAAGAACGCATTAGACAATGCGTAGGGGTCAAATTCAATGATATTCTGGATATGTTCAGCGGGTGGGAAAGGCGTAATATACTGATGAAATGTAAGTTTTCCGTTCATCAGGTCAGTCGTCGGGTTTTCATCCTGATTGAAGGTGATCTCATATCTGGCACATACGCCGCGTGCCACAAACGAATTCCCACGAATGTTTTCACTCGCGACAATCGCTTCTACCAGTCGTACATTTGCGGGGCTGTCCACCTTCTGGAAGTACGTCAGGATGAATGTATTTGCCGCCCAGCTCATAAAGCGCCGCACGCTGAACCAGCGATCTTTTGGATCACTGTTGCCGGGGTATGCGGCTGTGTTGTTTCCCCACAGCCGGAACCCGTTCATATTCAGGAATGTTGCAACGCCAAAGCTGTTTACCGTATTCGCCTGCTCCTGATCCAAAATGACCTCTGTGCCATCCGGCAGGCATGCCGCACTGATGGAAAGTATTTTGTTGCTGGGGCTGACGTTCGGTGTATTTTCGTTCACTGCGTCCGTGTAGGCTGTCAATGCCCCGGCCAGCGTGGACCCGCTGTAAATCGTATCCCCGATCTTCGCATACGGCCACACGCCAAATGCGTTTGGATCGCTGACCGCCTGCTTTTCCTTGGTCTGCTTCACATCCGTGTATTTCTGCGCACCCGTTTCCGTGCTGTTGATATCAACAATGCATACTGCGCGGAACACACTATTGATTTCCCTTGTTTTTGCCTGTAATGCAGCGGATACGGCCGCACTCCGGCTGAACCTCGGCGCAAGCAAAATGCCCGGCGTCATATTCAGCTTGGGGAATACCTGGCGGATAACCTCCATACCGGTTTCGTTCCCCGTACTGAAATCCACGCCTCCAATAATATCCGCATCGGATACCAGGTCCGGGTCCAAAATTTTTCCGCTCACGGTCAGCACCGCCGCGCCGTCTCCTGCGCCGCCTTCCAGCGGGATAATATGTAAATATCCGCTGTTTTGAAACTCAACCGTGTAATCTTCATCATATTTCATGACGGTATCGCCGTTTTTAACAGTCAGTTTATCCACCAGCACGCCGGTATGCGCAATCACAGCGATCCCTTCCGTCACGTCAATTTGTTCCTCCGGCAAAACCGCACTGTGTTTTTTAGGGTCCAGCACGTTAATGAGGATCAGCGGCGCGGTATTTACAACCTGAAAGTTTGCATTGATGCTCTCACAAAGCGTGTACTTTTCAAAATTGTCACTGTAGCCGACCGACATCACCGCTTCTTTATAGCTGTACACCAGGAGCGGTTTATTCACGGCTTCCTCCGGATTTACCAGCATATTGACTGGTGCTGTTCCAATAATTACCTGTAGTCCCGCAGTCCCAACGATTGGAGCGATCAGGCTTGTTTCCTGCTCGCTGACATATACGCCATGAGGATAAATACTTGCCATTGCTTCTTGTCCTCCTTACATTTCGGCTCGTACCTTTTGGTACATTACGGATTCCGCAGTCCCCGGTGTTTCAAGCCGTTTCCGGGTTTCTGCAAACCGTTCTACCGCCACCATCAGCCGCCGCGCTGCCGGATGTTTCCGAATAAATGCTTCCAGTTCCTTCGGCACGCCGTAAGAATAGACCGTATACTGCCGTGCTACATTCGGCACGGTTGGCCCGCAGTATACACACGGCTGCGGAAATTTGAATTCCTTTTCCGTCTGTTCTGCGGCTTCCGGTACATTGGATGTCCCTGCTTTCCTGCTCATGTTATATCAACTCCTTCAATACGGAATCCTGTGTCATTGCCGGGGCAGTGCACGTCAGGACGCAGGCCCCGTAATAATACGGGTCTGATTTATCCGCCTGCAATGCCCACGCAATCGGCTTCAAAATGGTGAACGAACCGCCGAAATACGGCGCGGAACAGATCCGCTGTATAATATCTTCTTTGATGTTGGCGACATCCTGATAGCCCTCTCGTTCGATCCCTTCGTCGTAAGCGCAGATCACAATACTGAAATCCACCGTCTGTGGGCTGTTGTCGTCTGCGATTTCGCCGCCGGTCATTTGAACCAGAATATAAGGGGCTGACGCTTTGTCTGTGTCAACATCATCATCGAACCCTGTCGGGATCGGAAGATCCTGCTTGAAAAATTTCAGCGGCTTCCGCCCCTCCTGGCCGTTGTACAATTTCCCGTCAAACAGTTCTTTCAGCATTTCGATCATGGCATCCTGACAGAGCTGCGGCGTTCGCCCGATTCCGGCATCCTGTATGGCCTTGTGATAATTTTTCATGATTATTTATGCCTCCCCGCAGCACGGTCAAGAATAATTTGCACCTGTTCCTCAAGGCGGTTTATTAAATAGGCCTCCACTTCCGGCTCAACATCCAGCCATATCCTACGATGCATTGCGGTTGCGCTTGGGCTTCCCAGCGTCACCAGCTTTTCCACTTTGCCTTTGCTGTTGCGCCAGCGGGGAGCGCCGCTCTTCGTTGTTTCGCGCCCGCTGTCTGAACCAATAATACGCTGCACCATACCGACGTGGCCGCTTTTGAATTCCGCTAAAAAGGCTTTTGCTTTGTTGCCCTTTCCGGGCAGCGGGTTCATGCTGCTGCTCCGCAGCACCTTGCCCTGCCATACAGCCGGACCCTGCTTCCAGGCCGTGCCGGTAAAATGCTTTGGCACCGGCGGATTTGTCTTAAAATAGCCCAGATCATTACGCATTGTATTGATATGGAGCGTTGCACTCAAATCCGCATTGGTCGCCCGCTTTTCCTGTTTCAAGACTTTCACCTGAATCCGTGAAACTCAAAAGAAAACCATTTTCGATTTCATCCTTCCTTTGTTCGTAAATTCCCCTTGAAATTGCTGAATTATGCGGTATCGTCCAGTCAGAGTTCGGATTTTCGAGCGAGATTACTCTTGAATTTCTTCACCCGATGGGTGAAGAAATTCTGTAGCCCTCTCAACGTGAAATTCGAATTTTCAGAGTGTGATAAACTATTATTCGGCGGTTGTAAGTGAGATCTCAGAACAAAACAGTGCAAAATGAGCATGTGATTTTACAACGAGTTTCACGGATTCAGGTACAAATAAAATAAAAATTGCACTGATATTCCTTTTGCTAATTGACACAGTCTTTAGTGGGATTTCACTTTTTTTACATGTAGATTTGGTAAACAAGTCAAACAATCTACACCAGATTGCATTGCAAATAAAAGATTTTATATCGGAATCGGAGAAATATTCCTTGGATAACATCCACTTTGTGTCACCAAAAGCAGATGTAGATTATGATTTGTCGCAATATCCGGAGTGGGATATTACGCCAACAGGGAAGACGATCGGGCCTGATATTTATGATAAACAACCAGATTTTATTCAAGTAACGGATGAGCATCAGATGATAGGCTATGTTCGTAAGGAGGATTATAATTTCTTTAATGCGGGCGATGAAATTGCTTTATTTGGGAAAGACGGATCTTCTATTATTGGACGTTATATAATTCCTGAATAGGTTAGCAAAAGTAGCGTTCCTGATGTTAACTGATTAAAAGATTCTCCTATCAGTATGTTTTTATTCTACTCTACCAAAAGAAGATGGTCATAAAGAATGCAGCCCCGCACCTTGGTATTAGACAGAGGTGCAGGGCTGCTTTTGAGTTTGCGGAATATTTTGTGTTTCATAGGTCGTCTGCGATGTGGAAATCCCCCGTCCCGCCCGCAGGCGAGGAGGGGAGTCCAGAGGGATGCGTCCCTCTGGCGCTGTCCGCGGAGGTCCGGGGTTCCAAGGGGCAGCGCCCCTTGGCGCCTGCTGCGGAGGCAATCATTCTCCAAGGTAGGCGGCTTTGATAGAGTCATCCTCCATCAGTTCCTTTGCCGGGCCGGACATCACAACCCGTCCCGTCTCAAGTACATAGGCACGATCCGCTATCGAGAGCGCCTTTTTGGCGTTCTGTTCAACCAGCAGGACCGTTACCCCCTGTGCACTTACTTCCTCTATAATCTTGAAAATTTCACTCACAAATAACGGCGAAAGGCCCATGGACGGCTCGTCCATTAAGATGATTTTCGGGTGGGACAT